GTGGAAAGACAGGATGGGGAGATGCTCCCTACGATCCAAAGAACAAGATAGCAACATTACCCCTAGAAATTATTGAGACTCTCAATGAGATGGGGATTATGCGAGGTTATTACATTACCGATCAAAATGCCCTCAAGAAGTGGCTAAATGACCCTGATAACAAGGTCTTTAGAACCAGAGGGGGTCAGGTATGAGAATAGCGGTTTGTATCCCTGCAAGGGGTCAGATGGAGGTAGCAACAGCCTTTGATATGATGGCAATGCTTACCTATACAGTCAAAACGACTAATTACGATATAGATTTATTTACGGCACAAGGAACTCTGATATTCGATCAGAGAAATAGCCTGGTGCAAAGCGCAATAGATATAAAAGCAGACTATATGCTTTTTATCGATGCAGACATGAGGTTTCCAAAAGACACCTTAAAGATCCTACTATCTCATAAAAAAGAGATCATTGGAGTAAATGCGACAACACGAGCAGAACCTGTATCTCCTACAGCTAGGAACATACAGATCAACGAGGATGGCTCAGTCATCTTTTTGCCTGTTTACTCAAATGCAAAAGAAGGAATCGAAGTAGTAGATGGTATTGGCTGTGGGATAATGTTGATAAAGACAAGCATCTTTGAGAAGATGGAAAAGCCATACTTTTACTTTGAGCAGTTAAAGAACAATAAGTTGCTTGGTGAGGATATTTACTTCTGCATCAAGGCAAGAGACTCAGGCATAGACACTTGGGTAGACCATGATTTATCAAAAGGAATTAAGCATATTGGTCAATATGTCTATGGATGGCACAATGTCGAAATACCAAAAGATTAAGAGAGATATATGGCTTATACCAACTATTCCGATCTAAAAACATCGGTAGCAAACTACTTAGGTAGGTCTGACTTAACATCGGTCATTCCAGACTTTATTAGTTTTGCAGAAATGCGTATGGCAAGAGAATTACGCACTAGGCAGATGTTGCAATCTGCTACTGCACCTACAGTAGGTAATGATGCTAAGGTAGCGTTGCCAACAGACTTTCTAGAGGTACGAGACTTAAATGTACAAGGATCGCCAAGAACACCATTAACCTATATGTCTCCTAGTGCTTTTAGTAGAGATGCACCGGCAGATGAAGTTGGCAGACCTACAACATACACAATCATTAAGTCAGAATTTGTATTAGCACCAAAGCCAGACACAGCCTATACATAGGAGATACTTTACTATGCTAAACCTACTGTATTGTCTACTTCTAATGCAAGCAATGTATTTCTTGCTAATTATCCAGATGCTCTCCTCTACGCATCTCTTTTAGAGGCAGAGCCATATCTAATAAACGATGCTAGAAGTCAGACATGGGTAAGCCTGTATGACAGAGCAATAACAAACATATCCAATGCAGATCAGAATGGCGATTATTCTGGTGTTCCATTACAAATGAGAGTTACTTCACGATAAGGAAAAAACATGGCTGAAATGTCAAACTACCTAGAGAACGCACTAATTAATGCGACTCTACGAGCAACAACCTTTACTTCTCCAACCACAGTCTATGTAGGTCTCTATACAAGTGATCCTACAGATGCTAATTCAGGCACAGAGTGTACTGGTGGGTCTTATGCTCGTAAATCTGCTACTTTTGCATCTCCATCAAACGGAGCAAGCTCAACAAGCGCAGACATTACCTTTGACCAAGCCACAAGCTCTTGGGGAACAATCAGCCATATCGGAATCTTAGATGCGCTGACATCTGGCAATCTTTTGTATCACACACCTTTGACAACATCTAAGGCTATTGATACAGGAGACATCTTTAAGATTGCATCTGGTAGCCTCTCAGTTACCTTAGCTTAATGGCATTAACTCTCGAACAGTTAGATCAGTTCGGGACTTTAGAGCAAGTACCATACTCATTCGATCATACTTGGGAAACAGACGAAGTATGCGGTGATTGGAGATTAGAGGACATGGATTCCATTGGGAATCTAGACCAACTCAATATCTCTTTTGATGATCCTGTATGGACTACTCTGTGTGTTAAGTTCCCATCTGCATCTATTACAGCAAACTCAACAGTAAGTGCTGATGGTGTTCGCCAAAGAACAGGCGAAGCAATCGTTACAACAGAGGCATATGTTGTCGCAGAAGGACAAAGAACAAGAAGTGCTAGTGCAGACATAAGCGCAGATGCAACAGTAGTCGCTAGTGGATCTGCTATCCGTACATCATCGGCAGACATAACAGCCAATGCCTCAGTAACAGCAGAAGCTGTAAGAGTGTTAGTAGGCGAAGGACAGGTAAATGGAACAGCAACAGTTGATGCAACAGGAAACGCAATACTGGTTGGATCTGCTGATGTCAATGCAGAAGCAAGTGTGGCAAGCACAGGTATTCGAGTCAGAACAGGTGATGCAACAATTACAGGCAATGCTTCTGTGGAATCTGAGGCTATTAGGCTTAGAACATCTACAGCAGAAATAACAGGCACAGCAACAGTAACAGGACTTGGTGGTGTTGAGTACGCAGGATCAGGAACAGTAGTTGCTTATGCTTATGTAGATGCACAAGCTCAAGCGGTTTATTCTGCAAGCGGATCAATAACAGCAAATGCCTCAGTAGCGGTAAGTGGTAATGTCTTAGGCAATAACTGGTCAGACGAAACAGTAGGATCAGAGTCTTGGACAGGCATATCAGCAAGCACTACAACATGGACAGTAGAGACAGCAGGATCGGAGTCGTGGACAGCACAATCAGCATCATCGACTACTTGGACACAAATATCTAGCGGAAACTCACAATGGCAATAAGCAGAATCACATTCGGAGAATGGACACCAGATCAGCCAGGTATTACTAATGGTCTAAGACGAGCAGAGAATGTTTACTCTAAACTTGTTGGATATGGCGCATTGCCAACAGTTGTAGACTACTCTGCTGCTGCATCGGAAAACCTAAACAATGTAGTAGCAGGCAAAACCACAGTAGGAGCTACGACTGTATTTGCTGGTGGATCTACAAAACTATTTAAGTTAGATTCTGGCGATTTGTCTTTAGACAATGTATCCAAATCAGGCAATTATTCAACAGCTACAGATCAGCGTTGGAAGTTTACACAGTTTGGTAATGTCATTATTGGTGCTAACGGACAAGCAAAATTACAGGGATATAACCTAAATAGTTCTACATTGTTTGATAACTTAGCAGCCGATGCACCAGAAGCACGATTTGTAACAGTAGTGCGAGACTTTGTAGTGTCTGGATGGCAATCAAGTTATCCAAACAGGGTTCAATGGTCAGCATTAGGCGATGAGTCATCTTGGACTACATCTGCTACTACACAAGCAGATTATCAAGATATTCCTGATGGTGGCTCTGTAGTCGGTGTTACAGGTGGTGAGTTTGGTCTAGTCTTTATGGATCGTTCTATCCATCGTATGTCTTATGTTGGTAGTCCATTGGTATTTCAATTTGACAACATTAGTCGTAATTTAGGATGTTATGAGGCTAACTCCATTATTCAGTATGGTGGAACATCGTTCTTCCTAGGCGATGATGGATTCTATGCTTGTGATGGACAAAATGTAGTGCCAATTGGCAACGAGAAAGTAAACCGATTCTTCTTTGACAATGTAGACGAAGGTACTTTATACCTTATGTCGGCTGCTGTAGATCCATCCAAAAAACTAATTATTTGGGCATATGCCTCTAATAGTTCTGCAACACCTGATAGCCTACTTATTTACAACTATCAGACTCAGCGTTGGACTAGCGGTACAACCCATGTAGACAAGATTGCATCAACATCTACCCCTGCGGTTACATTAGAAGGAATGGACACTTATGGTACTTTAGAGACCATTTTGACAACCTTTGATAGCAGACTTTGGCTTGGTGGAAAACTACAGTTAGCTGGTGTGGATGGTGCAAAGATTGTTACATTCTCTGGTGCTAACGCTACAGCATACTTAGAAACAGGCGATATAGAAGTGCCTGGTTCTACTTCATCTATAACAATGGTTAAACCTATCGTAGATGATGGTTCTGGAAG